CGGCCTGATTGGTGTAACTGTTGCTAGGTTACTCATGACCGTTCTCCTTACGTTTGAATTCTTCCAGAATGGCTCTCAGCTTTGTACCGACAGCCGGGTTACAGGATTTGATGAACCGGTCACGAGCAATATTTTTGTGTACTGACGCCTGGTAAAAACGAGTTTTCTTAGGCATAATTACTCCTGTGAATTGATCCAGTTATTCGTCTCAGAATTGCATGGTGATTTGATCTGAATCCTCGGTTACAGCCGGGGATTTTTTCTTTGTGAGCACCGCAGCTACTTCTCTTGCCAATCGCGCCATATCGTCATCAACGACACCCCACTCCAGAACTGCCAATAGCATTGCCATCTTCGGCAGCCATGTTTCTTTCCAGCGGGTTATCTGTGCTTTATCGACGCCGATCTCTTTAGCTACGTTGTTGCCACCTTTCATGGCGATTTGGTTAAGCAACCAGGACAAAATGCGCTGGGCATTGGCCTTGTTGCGATTAATTGAGTTTTCCATATGTGATAATTCCTTTGGTGTGAAATAGTTAATTAATAAATGTTTGTTCTTTTTATCGTGCACCATTGACAGTCATCCATGACCACGCCGGGCACCCGACCATATACCGGGCCGTTCGGTACTAAAAGTACATTTTTATTACATGACTAATTGCTGCTTACCGATACGGCGAATCTGTGCTGCTGAATACTTGCCGCCTGATGCTTTGGCGATCTTGTCCGCGTACTCGGTTTCTCCTGTAAACTCGGTACGCGGCAGAGAACCACGCTCAATCCATTTGTAAATGGCCTTGGGCGTAAGTCCGCAAACCTCAGCCACAACAGATACACGAACGGATTTAATGACGTGTCCAAACGTAACTTCGTTCATTTGCATCTCCAGTGGTGAACTTGTAGTTCATATTATGACGGAACTGATAGTACAGTCAAGTACAGATATAGTTGAACTGATGGTTCAACAAAATGAGCGTGAAAAATTCTCGCTAAGGCTTGCGCTGGCCTGTGATAAGGCGGGACTTCCACAACATGGCAGGCAGGCTGATCTAGCTGCTAGAATGAAACTCACACCGAAGGCCGTAAGTAAGTGGTTTAATGGCGAATCGGTTCCAAGAAAGGAGAAGATGGAGTTGCTAGCATCGGTGCTGGGAACTACAGCTGCTTACCTTCATGGGTACGCTACAGAGGACGGTATCACACCTAACCACGCCTCTAAGGTGTCCGACTCTTATCGAGTGGACGTATTAGATGTTCAAGCGAGTGCTGGGCCGGGGACTATGATTTCCAATGAATTCATTGAGAAGGTCAGGGCTATTGAGTACACAACTGAGCACGCCAGAACTTTATTTAATGGCAGGCCTCAAGACCATATAAAAGTCATCACTGTTAGTGGAGACAGCATGGAGGGGACTATCAATCCTGGTGACGAGATCTTCGTTGATGTGTCCGTTAACCATTTTGATGCTGACGGAATTTATGTTTTCGTCTATGGCAGAACCCTTCATGTAAAACGCCTGCAGATGCAGAAAGACAAGCTAGTTGTCATATCTGACAATCCGATATACGAGCGCTGGCATATTGAAGAAGCTGACGAAGACCAGCTTCACGTGGTAGCCAAGGTCTTGCTTCGTCAGTCGATAGATTATCGTCGGTTCGGATAAAAATAAATTACCTTAAAGTTCATTATGTTATGACAAAATGGACTTTTTTTACCTAAAATATGTACTATTGGTACTTTACATGAATGAACTTTCAGTACATTATAAGCCCATCGAAACAACACAGCGTTTCGGTCAGTCGAACGGCGCGACAGTAAACCATGCGTCGGGCACCAGGCGGGTTCAGGATGAACGGCAATTGGATGCAAACGGAATGTTTTGTAGTGCGGTGAAATGCAGCTGCCAGACAGCAACCGGAAAGATAAGCAACCCGGCACCGCACCACAAAATATTTCAGATGTTTTTGCTTATGTTGACAACTAGAAAAGTTGCTTTAGAAATAGATTAAATAAAAATGGAGATCGCAATGACCATCATAACTTACGGGAAATCGTCGGGACCCTCTACTTCTAAAGGAAGGCGCAGGCTTAGAAGATTAGAGGCTGCAAAGTTAAGAGCATCAGAAGCTGGCGTCGAGCTACCACCATATGTAAGAAGCGAGACTAAAGCAGAAAAGATAGGAAGGCGTGAAGCATGCCCTAGACACCTACTTGCAACGATAACCAACCTCTCATTTAGACCTTACTCTGGCGATATCTCTACCAGTTCGGATGACGCGATATTTAAGGTTGTTAATCACGCTCATCAGCGACAACGAAATAAGAAATGGTAATGAAACCCGCCTGGAGCGGGTTTTTTATTGCCTATTTGCAGTGTAAACGCAAGCCATCGATGCGCTCAGAGGTTGTGACCATTACCACGATGGTTAGCCAATATTCAGGGTCAACATGCTTGCCGGATGTGGCGCTGTACGCTGCCGGTCATCGCAGCAGCAAATCGGTTACGGCGCGTTAATTAACTTATGAGGTGAGGCAATGAGTGCAAATCACTTTCGATGTACCGGCCAGTGGAATGATGAAGAGTTCGATCGGGTTATTGAAGCGGAAGATGAAGGCGATGCGCGTGACCACTGGATGTACTGGGCGTGGATAGCTGGAGCAACGTTGAAAAATCTGGAAATCAAACAGGCTGCCTAACTGGCGGCCTTTTTATTAGCTCACGATACAAACAGAGGGTAAGGCGATGGAAGAACAGGCTAACAAGATTCTTGTTGAGCTTTTGCAGAAAGCGGTTGCCGGGATTGATGCCGCAGTATCATTTAGTCAGGCTCAGATACCGGATGTTGTACACCAACTTCTGGTTTGGAATATGACGCACAGCCTGATCATGACGATTATTGCCATTTCAACTATCCCTCTGGTCGTTTGGTTTGTTAAGCGCCAGTGCAGGAAAGTTGAAATAGGGAAATTCGGTAATGAAGGATATTCATGGGATAGAGGAAACCCTAAATATAGCCCAACAATGGTGTGGGACAGTAAGGGCGAGCTTAGCTTTTTTGTTGTTCCTATGGCAGGAGTTATATGTATTTGGGGGCTGTGGGTAATCGCTGTCGTAACAAGAATGACATGGCTGAAAATTTGGCTGGCCCCGAAGCTTTACCTCCTCGAATACGCAGCATCACTCATCAAATAGACCCGCTCCGGCGGGTTTTTTATTGCTCATACCTCAGCGGCTTCTCAGAGGACGCTTAGTTATGAATGGCGGCTATCCACCGCCTGTTAGCGCAGAGGTCTTTTAACGTTCAGCGGCGCGGCTTAAGCGCGGAGATGATTATGAGTAACAAAGAATACGAACAGGCTTTTCCCACTCGCGATGATAACTACGACTCGAAATACTCGGGTCCTGGCATGACGCTACGCGACTACTTCGCGGCTAAGGCTATGGCATCCATTGTGCGTAGATGGGACGGGCATTCGTTTGGTGGAGGCACGGAATCACCACAATACAAAGAGTTAGCCGAAGATGCGTATTACATTGCCGACGCAATGCTCCGCGCCCGGGAGGCATCATGAGAGTCACCCACAACGGCAAGCAGTACCACGCATCAAAACTCAACGACAACGAGTGGCAACTCTCATCAGTCGATAAACCTCGCGAGAAAATCACAATGAACCGCTGGCAGATGCACATTGCCGGGTTATTGCAGCAGGTGGAGGGTAAATCATGATTAATCACAACATGCTTCGTGCAGCTCAGAACAAAGCGCTAATCGCCAGATTCATAGGTGATTCGGTGATGTGGATGTCGGCCTACAACGATATGAAGGCGGCAATTGGTTTTCCGTGGCACAGGAAATGATTATGGACCCATTATCTGAATGGCTTACCAGTGGTGAATATCTACCGCACTTCATGCGTGACTTTCACGACCAGAAAGACGTGTTCAAAGCCATGCACAACACAATTCATAACGCCAACGATAACGGCAATGCGCGGGATGGTCATATCTATGTGGTTGATACCTTCCTTTGGTATATGGCCCGCTGCGGATACACGCTGCAAAAATCACGGAAAAACGTCACATTCAAAGATATGCAAGCTGATATTGACCGCTTCAAAAGAGAAATGAGCGACGCCTTTTCCAAGATGCTTTCTGATAAGTAAATACTAAATTCCACCCCATTCCCCCCTACTCGTCCGGCTATCTCAGACGGGAAGCGCACAACCAAATTTCAGGAGAGACCATGAGTGAAGTAACGGATTTAGTCGTTATCGAAAAATCGAGTGCAATGGCTGTATTCACCAATAACGAGCAGCTCGATCCCATCATTGAAAAAATCGAGAAAGAAGCTCGCAGCCTGGTACCGGATGTATCCACCAAGAAAGGTCGTGATGCTATCGCGTCAATGGCTCACAAGGTTGCGCGTTCAAAAACGTATATCGACAACGCCGGTAAAGACCTGGTAGCTGAACTTAAAGCACTGCCAAAACAGATTGATGAGAGTCGCCGCATTGTTCGTGAACGCCTGGACGCTCTGAAAGATGAAGTGCGCCGACCGCTAACAGAGTGGGAGGCAGAACAGGAACGAATTAAGGCAGAGGAAGCAGCCAAGATTAAAGCCGAGGAAGACCGGAAGAAATTCGAATCCGATCATGAAATTGCTTTGCTGATGAACGACGCATTCGACCGTGAACTGGCAGAGAAGAAAGCGGAAGCAGAACGTCAGCGCATTGCTCACGAAGAAGAGTTGAAGCGTCAGGCAGCTGAACAAGCCAAGCGTGAAGCCGAAGAGAAAGCAGCAGCTGATCTGGCAGCAGCGAAGAAACGCGAAGAGGATGCTATTGCAGCAAAAGCCCAGGCTGAATTACTGGCTAAGCAAGCGAAGGAACGTGCAGAGCGGGAAGCTAAAGACGCCGCAGCGAAAGCTGAAGCAGACAAGCAAGCAGCCATTGCCGACGAACAGCGTAAAGCCCAGGAAGAGGCAGATCGAATTAAGCGTGAAGCTGAAGCGAAAGAAGCTGCCCGCCTGGCAGAAGAGAAGCGAATCGCCGATGAGCAGGCAAAACGTGAAGCCGATGTGAAGCACCGCAAAACGGTCGGCGCCAACATCGTTAACGCGCTCACCAGCCAAACCAGCTTAACCCGCGAGCAGGCTATCGAAGTGCTTACCGCTCTGAAAGGTGACCTGATCCCCTGCGCGAAAATTCATTACTGAGGCAACCATGAACGCATTCCTCACTTACGACCGAATCGAAGATCGGCGCTGGGTTGAGCAGCAGCTCGATGACGAGAAAGAGAAGTGGATCGACGACCGGGCGCAGCAAATCATCGACATGATGCCGAAAGAGCCAACCGGCCTCTTCCACTTCACGATACCGATAGACTCCAGCCCATACGAAGGACTTCGCAGCGATAAAGCTGGCGAGGCCTACAACGATTTCATTTCTGCAGTTGCTTACGCCCAGGCGGAATACGACTGGGAACACCGTACCGGCTGCCCGTTTTAATTTTTGAGGGGATTAACGATGGCAAACGAATTAACAATCACGGCGAACACGCTGCAGGAAAAAGGCATCGACGTCGCTACCTGGAGCGCGCTGAAGAACAGTATCTACCCTGGCGCCAAAGACGAATCGGTAATGATGGCGCTCGATTACTGCCGTGCCCGCCAGTTGGATCCGTTGCTGAAACCCGTTCACCTCGTGCCGATGAGCGTCAAAGACTCAAGAACGGGTAAAAGCGAATGGCGCGACGTGGTCATGCCGGGCATCGGCCTTTACCGCATTCAGGCAGACCGATCCGGAGATTATGCCGGAGCCCGCGAGCCTGAGTTCGGGCCCGACGTAACTCAGACGCTTACTGGTGTCGAGGTGACCTTCCCTCAGTGGTGCAAATACACTGTTTTCAAGCGCATGCCTAGCGGCGAGATCGTTGAGTTCAGCGCAAAAGAATACTGGATTGAAAACTACGCTACCGGCGGCCGCGACACCACGGCACCGAACGCGATGTGGAAAAAGCGCCCATATGGACAGCTGGCGAAATGCGCAGAAGCCCAGGCGTTGCGTAAGGCATGGCCTGAAATTGGACAGCAGCCTACCGCAGAAGAAATGGAAGGCAAATCACTGGACGTAGATATCCGTGACGTCACGCCGCGAAGCACCACAGAAGCACTTCCACCAGCAGCAAGCGAAGAAACGCTTCAGGCGATCACCGATCTTTTAACATCGCTGAATAAAGACTGTGAGCAAGACTTCCTACCAGTGTGCAGCGACATCTTCAAACGACCAATTCTTGAGGCGTCAGACCTTACTGAAGAAGAGGCACAGAAAGGGTTCAACTTCCTTCAGAAAAAAGCTAAGGCGGCAGCATGACACCCTCCCTGCTTTCACTGTTGCGAAGCGGAAAACACAGCATTCGCGACATGGCAAAGATTTTAGGCGTTTCAAGGTCTCGCGTTTCATGGTTCATCGCCGAGCTTGAGCGGCGTAAATGGATAGAAGTCACCAGGTGCGCAATATGGTTTCACGATGGCACCCGTTCAAATAAGCAGAACGTATACAGGGTAAAACTATGACACCGGAAATTATCCAAGCCCGGACCGGCATTGACGTAACCAACATCCAACAAGGCGATGAGGCGTGGCACCGGCTGCGCCTCGGCGTTATCACAGCCTCTGAAGTGCACAACGTCATCGCCAAGCCAAGATCGGGA